GTTCATTAAGTATGTAGGTTTTTGATAGTAGTTTTTAATAATAAACTTAGCTAAGTATATCAATCGCTCTTCCCAGTTGTCTATAAGTATACGTTCAACACCTTTAAAGTGATAGCCATTACCCGCTGGTCTTGTTTTAGTTTTATTTATTTGGTAACAACTTGAGTTGTATTCACTTATATTACGTACATAACCTGCTTTGTATGTAGCAAAACGTAAAGGTTTTGGATCAAGCGTTTGCCACATCTGTTGTATTGGTAATTCAAACACTTGCGTACCGTTTTTCTGTTGTCTTTTTGTTGACACATCTTTGATACCTAGTATCTTGAAGATAGTCATTGCCTCGCGGGCACTTCTGATTTCTGTTGACATGTATTCCATATTATCCGAGTATATCTAGTTTTGTTATTAATTCTTTTGTGTATTTAGCTACTAAAGCGTTTTTAAAGTTAAGCTTTAGCTCTCTGTGAAACTTACCTTTCATGTTATTGAACTCAGTATACCTGCAAGCATTATCTGCTTTTGGCGTGTCAGTATGTTTAAACTCGCTAAGGTCTGCAATATAGTCATAAAAACTAGATCTTACACCTGCAAAGTCTCTAACTTCTTGCAGTATATTTTGTATTTCTTGCGCTTTTTGTTCTAAATAATTATCAGCTTTACGTTGTAATTGCTTTTCAATTTCATTAGTGTTTTTCATAATATTCAATTTTACTTAAGTTAATTCTTCCGTCAGCGTGAGACATCCACTCACAATCATCTAGTTTATGACCTTGGTCAATCATAATATCTTCAAAGTCTTCTGCGTCTAGCTCTTTATCAGTTTCTATAATATACTGATATACTAAACCTTCTTCATAATCTAATACTGTTAATGTATTCATAGTATTTAATTTAATAGTTAATAAAAAAACGAGGTGGCCAAGTGAGTGCACACAGTTTATCCGCTAATCCTAGACATCGGTCCACTGTGTAAGATTGAGGTCCACTAAATCGCTCTATCCCCCATACTCGTCTCACGCGCCACGCTCGTATACCGGCGTCAGGTGGTAGGACTTGTCGCCTACACTTCGGCTCCCGCAATACTTCTACTGCCTCGCTTATTGTTAAACCTGACTAGTTTCTTTATCTAAGACATGTACCGTAACCTTTACGCCTACTCGCCTTGTGTATAGCAACAGACATTGCCTGTGATACTATTTGTATTGTGTTACCTGTTTTATGATTAGTAATAGGTGCCGATGCGACACGCTCTACATTACTACATTTAACACATGTTTTGTACCCGTATTTTTGTCTTACAGGGTGGACGGGTGCACCACATTTACAGTAATTCATATTATTTAATTTTATTTAATAAGCTTTTGTCATATATATTATCCAATAGTAATCGTATTTAATTTGTAATACCGTTAGTTACTAACATAAATACTATTGAGCCTAGTAGCGCTGCTGCACCACCTATCATAGCTAAATCTGTGTGTGAAAATTTTCTCATAATTAATATTTTATAAAGGTTTAGTGATTAATACTTCAAAAACTTTACCTTTTGGTTTAAATGTAAATACTGTTTGATTAGTGTTAACTACTGCACACTTTTGAGGTTTATCATCTTCTTGTGTACATAGTTCTCTAGTGTCACCGAGTTTATCTAAAAATGAAATAACAACTTTATCTGCATAAGTATATCTAACCCAGTGACGTTTTTTGTTAAATCTACCTAAGTAAAAATATTCTAAGTCATTGTAACCAGCTATATCGTTATAAAGTACCATTTCGCTTCTACCAAATAGGTTTTTAGTAGTAATATCTATGTACTCTGTTTGTGCTTTGGCTGCCACACCACCTAGTAGTAATGCAACCGATAGTGTTATCTTTTTCATTAGTATACTTCTTTTAGCTGTAACTCAAAGATTTGACCGTCACCGTTCTCTACAAAGAACTGAGCTTTGTACATATTTTCGTGCAATAAGTATACAGCTAAGTCGGTGTGACCTGAGAGTTGTACGTTAATATTTCCATCGATAAGACCTTGTGCTCTGTCGCTAATTTGGTCTTTTAGGTTTTGAAAACCTTTTACTTTTCTGCCATCGAGCATAGCATAGAACTCATACTCATCATAGCGAACGTCGTCAATACCTGGCAGGTTTGCTACGTTTATACACATAGCAACGCCGAAGTCAACTACAAAACTAGTATCGTTACCAGTACAAGTTGACACTGCATAAGTACTTACACTATTGTCGCTCATAATTTTTACATGAGTATCTCTGTCAAACTGAACGTCATAGTCAGTTTTTTCGCAAGATGTTAGCGCGAGAGTAGCTGCTACTGCCGCTGCTATAAATTTGTTACTTTTCATAAATTTGTCTTTTTAGTGCTACTAAATAATAGTAGATTAATAAATATACTGCTAAATCTATAGGTGTCATTAGTCTATTTCATCACAGTTTTCGCAATTTACAAATGGCTCAGTGATTAAACCTGCATTAATATCTTCTAGTCTTGACAACAAGTCTATTAAGTTTTGCAAGTATAGTTCACCAACGCACTGTTGTACTCTACCATCTTGAATATCAGAGTGCATCCACTCTATTATATCTTCAATAGTAGCTCTTGATTCTACGTATGCCCATTGAGCTTTAAACGTATTAGACGTCGCTATTCCTTCTAAGTCGTGATACTTTTCAGACTGTTGCGCGTAACACATACCACCTAGTAGTAATGCCGCGACTGTAATTTTAATTTTCTTCATATTTTAATAGTATTTATTAGATTCATCTTCTTCATATTTATCTATCATTGCCTGCTCGGCCTCTAACTCACTTAACCACTCACCTGTGTATTTGTTTTTAAAATATTCACCACAAACTGATACTACTGCTTCGTGGTCATGAGTTACTTTTACCGTATTATCGTCACTTACCTTGTAAGTTTTACCGATTTGTTTAATTGTTACTGTCATATTATTTACTATATTTATCGTATAACTCGTTCGCTTCGGTGTAATAACCACCGTCTTTTAACTCGAACATTAGTTTAGTTATTAATTCAAATGACTTTCTACCTTGTTTATACCAGTAGTTGTCGTCACTCATCATATAATACCAGTCGTGACTGACTAGTAGTGCCTCTAGTTCTTTTAATTTAATTTTCATATCTTTATTATTATTATCCATTAGTAATCGTATTTATATTGTATAGTAGTGTGGGTGGAATCGAACCACCATTAACCGTTCACACTTAGTCTACTTGACACTCTCGTGCCCACGTAGGAATATTATTGGAGTTAGTATAGTTACCATACTTTTGGAAACACTCCATTGTCTCTAATTTTTCTTGGTTTAGAGCGTAAACACCATCGTGGTCATACTTGATGACATCACCTTTTTTGTTAGTAAACTTGATTACAAGTTCTTTACCAATCATACCTTTTGAGACTACAAATCTCTTTTTTTCTACTAAGTTCATAATTTCTAATTTAATTTATTAATATTTCTTTTTATTTATAATTCTGTGTGAGTTTAACTTTTGTTGTTTAACTTGTCTTTTTACTTTTATACTTCTAAATGTTGACATATTACTTATTATTTATTCTGTTATTTAATTCTTTTATTACCTGTACAAACATCTCTTCTTTATCATTAAAGAATTTATCATTTGACTCTTCATATTTTTCGATACCATACTCAAACATATAGTCTACTAGTACTTCATCTATTTTATCTATTATAGTATCTACTGTTTCATCTACTACCTTATTAATTATTTTCTCTGACATATTATTTATTTTATTAAGTTCATTTATATTATCCAATACCTGTCGTATTTAGTTTGTTATCTTCTTAGTTTATAGTCTAAATCTTTATTTAAAGTATGAATATCTTTGTTGTGAGATTTTAAAGAAGTTAGTTTAATATAACAGTAACCTTTTAAATTAAATTGTTCTGATAAAGGTATTTCATTATAGTACTTCGGTAATTGGTGAAGTTGAAATGGAATATAAGTTTGGTTATTTAATTTAATTATATTAGTTGATGAGTCTGATTTAAAGTTTGACATAGTATATTATTTTATTAGTTTAAATTCATATATATTATCCAACAAGTGTCGTATTAGTCTTGTATTTTAAGTAACTCAAGTTGGTAATACTTGTACATGTCTTTATCATAAATATTTTTGTAGTAATTCATTTCATCAAGTAATTCTTCTTCAGAATATTTATGAGTAACTTTTGATTGTGACTTTGGTATTAGACATAGTAACTCAAATTCTTGTTGAGTAATGTGACCTTCAAGTAAACCAATTGTGTACTTAGTAACATTGATATTATATTTAGTATTTTGTACAATCATAGTATTTAATTTTTAATAGTTATTAATTTCATTTATATTATCCAACAAGTATAGTATTTAATCTGTAAAAGTAGTATAATTGTTTATGTGATAATTTTAGTGTTGAGGTAATCCACTACCTCTCTCTATTTACAATTTGTATTTCAATATATTGTAAAGTAATTCCAAGTATTATTAGTATTATTAAATCATGTATCATAATAGTGTGACATTAGGTAGTTAAGTAAAGTATAGTAGGTGGCAAGTGTCACAGTTTTACACTGTGTACTCGCGACCAAATGTTGGAACATTATTACTATTTGTGTAATTACCATACTTTTGAAAACAGTTCATTGTTTCAAACTTTTCTTGATTTGCACTATACACTGCATCGTGGTCGTAAGTATATGTTTCACCTTTTTTATTTGTAAAAGTAATTAATACATTTTTACCGATTAGTGACTTTGATATTACAAATCTTTTTTTAGTTAATGTTTCTTGTGACATAATAATTTAGTTTAAGTTATATATTTTATTTACATTATTATTATCCAGATACTGTCGTAACTAATTTGTAACAAAAACGTGAAAATATCTACAGAAAATAGTTTTAATAGTTACATAGTGACAATGCTATGAAACGATTAAACGCTAAAACCATTTGCGCAAACGTAAAAAGCAAAGCGGGGCTGGTAATGCAAAAAGCGTTTTGTAAACAAAGGGGGGCCAGGGGGGGAGGGGGGCTACACTTTACTCTAAAATATATAATAACTTTTTTTATGTGTGATTACTATTGTATAACGTTATAACTTAAAAAAAATATAAAATGGCATTTAAAATGAAAAACCCTATGATGGGTGCAGCCGCTAAAATGGCAGGAGATCCTAGAGCCGCTATGAAGATGAAGTCAGCACTAAAGAGAACTGATATACAGCTGTTCAACGTAGACGCAGTTACGGGAGAAGAAACAAGAAGAGAAATATCTAAAGAAGAGTTTGAAGATATTAGAAACATGTCTGACGCTGAGTATAGAGAAAAATACGGTGGCACAAAGCCTTCAATTGATACTAAAGGCACAAATGTAACTGAAATGAACATAGGTCGTACCGGAGGCGGTGAAGACGCGCCAGGATATAATGAAGACGCTTACGAGAGTAAAATAGTTCTTACAGGTGAAGATGTAACTGACTATAAAGAGACTCAGAAAGACAGAGAAAAAACAACACCTCCAGGAGCAAAAACAGATAGAGAGATAAAAGCAGATGCTAATATAATTGAAGCGGAAGGTTTTGACAGTGGAAAACCAAACGATGTCATTAAATCTAATTATCTTAGCCAAGCAGATCAAAAGAGAAAGCTTGTTGATTTATTTTCGCAGCATGCATTTGGCTATGAGGGAGAATATCAGATTAAATTTAATAGCAAAGGACAACCGACATACAACGGAAGACCTATCACTTATAAAATGTTAGATGCCTTAGAAGATAAGAAGCTTTCAGCAGAATATAAGTCTAGACAAGGTGGAGAAAAATAATTACGTAATTTAAAAAAACAAAACAATGGCATTTAAAATGAAAAATCCATCTATGGCTAAGCTTACTAAAGCAGCGGGTGATAACCGTGTAGCTATGAAGATGAAGATGGAATCAGCAGCTAAAATGAAAAAAGAAGCTGCAATGAAAATGAAAAAAGAGTCTATGGCTAAGCTAAAAGAAAAAGCTGCCATGAAGATGAAAAAGTCTCCTATGGAGAAAGAACTTGTTGGTAATCAGAAAAATTTAAACGAAGGTTTAAAGAAAGCAATTGAAGCTGCGCCAAGCAAGATGAAGAAAGGTGAGCCAATGAAAATGAAAAAAGGTGAGCCAATGAAAATGAAAAAAGAATCTTCTATGAAGATGGGTCATAAATCAGCTACTAAGTTAAAAAAACCTTCACCTGCTAAGCAAAAGATGAACATGGTAAAAGGTCCTGATGGCAAGATGGTCCCTGATTTTGCTGTAGACGGTAAAGGTGCTAATGATATGAAGTCTGGTGCTAAAATGAAAGATGATAGTCCAGTAAAAAAAACTTACAGCCAAGCTTGGAACGATATGACCGAAGCGCAAAAAAGTAAGTTTGAAAGCAAAGAAGATTTTATAAGTAAAGCTAAGCGTTATAATCAAAAAAAGTACGGAACAACTGAGCCTACTAAAGCGGCGGACAAGTTTACTGGCGGAGATAGAAAAGAGTTAGAAAAGTTAGCTAAACCTAAAAAAATAGCTCGTAGAGAGGGCGGAGAAAAAGGTAATAAATTAGCTAAAGTAACAACTCCTAGAAAACCTAGTACAGCTGATCAAATAACAGCTATTAAAAGAGAAGGTGGTAGAGGCGCTAGAAAAATAGCTGCAGCAGAAAGAAAAATGAGAAAAGCAGCTGGCGATACTTCAAAGAGAGGCGATAGAAAAAGAAGAAAGGCAGCTAAAAAGCTAGGAAAAGCTGGAGTAGAAAGCCCGATGACGATGGTAAAAGCAGTTCGTAAAGAGCAAAAACCTAAAAATCCTAAAGGGGTTCAACAGCCAGCACTTAAAAACAATAAAGTAAAGCCTGTAAAGCAGACTGGTAAAAAACTAAGAAAGCCTAGCGTTACAGCAAAATTTTAAAACTAATTATTAACCAATAAATAAAACCAATTAAAATGACGTATTTGTATTACAAAACTAGTACGTGGACCGGTAATCCACAAGTAAACGACAAAACCAAAGAGCAATGGAAGCACTTAGCCAACAAAGAAAACTGGCGTATAGTACAATTGCCTAACGGTTATTACCAAACTGAAGTTAATCACCCTGAAGATGACGATAAGTGGTCAGATGTTACGCGTAGAGAAACTTTAGAAGGCGCTGAATCTGCAATTGATGGTAGCATCGAGCACTTTAGCAAGAAACTAGAAGCCACAAAAGGCCCAAAAGTAGTGAAAACCTTCAATAAATAAACTCAAATAAATTAAATTAAATTAAATCAAATGGAGTACAACAATCCTAGTCTCCTCATCAAAGAATTAAACTTTGGTGAGGACGCTAAAACCAAAATTACAGCTGGTGTAACCAAGTTAGCCAGCGCAGTTAAATCAACATTAGGCGCCTCTGGTAAGTGCGTAATCTACGAAGATGCAAGAGGTATGCCAGTTATTACAAAAGACGGTGTAACCGTTGCAGAAAGTGTAGTTCTTTACGATCCAGTTGAGAATATCGGCGCTACACTTATTAAAGAAGCTGCTAAAAACACAGTTAAAGAAGCCGGCGATGGTACTACAACTGCAACTGTGTTAGCCGAGTCCTTGCTAAATACAGTAAATTCACCTAAATTTGAGGACTCCGCCTCTCGTGTTCTGCGAGATGGCGTTAATTCTGGCCTAAAAAAGGTCAATGACTACCTAAATTCAGTAAAAATAGACGTAACTGACGAAACACTACAGCATGTTGCTGCTATATCGTGTAATAATGACGCTACTCTTGGCGATATTATAGCCGAAGCGTACAAAACTGTAGGTAAAGACGGTGTAGTACTCATGGAAGAGTCAGAAACTGAAGAAACTTACGTAGAAGTAGTAGACGGTGTACAAATAGACTGTGGTCTTACGTCACCAAACTTTGTAACTAACAAAGATAAACACAAGTGTGAGCTTGATAACCCGTTAGTATTTATATGCATGAGTGAAATACCTAACGTACGTAAGATACAAAGCATATTAGAACATGCTATAAAGAATAATAGAGCATTATTAATTGTAGCTCCAGTGGCTCAACCTGTTAAAGCTACACTTATGATGAATAAAGTTAAAGGTAATATTAAAGTAAACATCGTAGACTTACCAGGCTTTGGCCCTACTAAAAAAGATACATGTGAAGATCTTGCTATACTAACAGGCGCCACAGTCATGAACGAAGAACTAGGTGATGATTTAGATCTTATGAAGCCTGATTGTTTAGGTGAAGCTGAGTTTGCCACTACAGACGATAAGACTACTGTAATAACTACTATAGAAGAATTAAACGAAGATATATCTGAGCGTATAGATCAGGTAGCTAAAATGGTTGCAGATGAAAAAAATGGTTTTATTAAAAAGAAACTGGAGCAAAGACTGTCTATGTTATCGGGTAGTGTTGGAATTATCCGTGTTGGGGCAAACTCGAAGGTGGAGCTTAAAGAAAAGAAAGACAGGATCGAGGATGCTATTTACGCTACGAAGGCTGCGCTAAAAGAAGGTATAGTACCTGGAGGTGGTATAGCACTCTTTAATGCTTCAGAAAAAATCGAACCCACTAACGTGGGCGAAGAAGCATTGCTTGAAGCTATTAAATCACCGTTTAAAACTATTATGGCTAACGCTGGATTTAACGTTATAGCTTCTCCAAGCGAAGAAGGTATAGGTGTTAATGTTGTAACTGGCGAAGAAGTTAGCATGGTAGAAGAAGGTATTATAGATCCTGTACTTGTAACTAAGTCAGCACTTAAAAATGCAGTGAGTGTTGTTATGACTATCGTTTCTGCAGACTGTGTAATATCAAACGCTAGAGTAGATGAAGGCAGTTAATCATTACGTTATCGTAGATAAAATAAAGACTGAGCAAAAAAAAGTTGCAGGTCTTATTATGACAGAAGACTTAGATGAAGACAACAGATATTTAAAAGGTAAAGTTATATCTGCTGGCAATTTAATAGAATTTATAAAAGACGGTGACGTAGTTTATTACGACAAACACGCTGGTCACGGTATACATTTTAAAGATAAACTTTATTTTGTCATAAAGGCAAGTGATATTGTACTAGTAGATTAAACATAAACTATAAACCATAATCCTTAAACACAAAATCTAAAACAAATTATTTATTAATCACTTAAAAAATTAAAACAAAATGGCAAGTGCAGTAACAATCGGGGCTAAAGGCCCTTACTTATACTTCGCGGAAGCAGAAGTAGCAACAACAACTGAAGCCATCATGGTGCCGGCCAACTCTTATTTAGGAGCTAACCCAACTGGTGATACTACTTTAGTTTTATCATTTGCAGATGTAGTAGGTACTGATACAGTAAACACTGTAACCTTAACAATCGCAACTGACACTCACAAAGAGGTAATGAGAGCTTTAGTTGAAATCATGAACTCTAACCCTAATAAAGCTAACAACGGGGTAATAGTTGTAGCAGACGCAGAAGATACAACGGCTAAAGAACTTACTACAGCTACAGGTGGTGCTGGTACATCGTACTCTCCAGCTGTATTTGGAACTAAAACTCCTGTTTATCACAAAGCGTTTAAAGGTAATGTAACTGGCGTGGCAATCGCTTAATTTGTAACTAAATAAAAAATAGAAAAATGGAAAATTATTTATATTTCTCAGACGGCGATGGAGCAGATGCTACAGGCGACGCAGGTATGTGGCCAGCTTCAAGATTTATTGGAGTAAGCCCTGCTTCAGCTACTACTACAGAAGTTTACTTTGAAGGTCAAACTGGTGTTGGTGATGGCGTTGATAAAGTTGTTTTAACACATTTAAACTCAGCTACAGTACTTGACGATCAAGCAGATATTGCTGGTCACAAATGTCAACAAATAGCTAACGCTATATCAAGCTTGTTAAACGCTCACCCTCACGGAGGTAAAATGCATACTGTTGTTGACTTAACTGAAAGTATTACAGCGGCTGGTATGCCAACTATTTCAGGAGTAGCTATTACTATCGACTCGTAATAAATGAGATTAACCTCTCACGATTTACGTGAATTAAAAATCCTTAAGTATTACAGGCTCACTAGAAAGTGGGCTTGTAAGACTTACGGGTTAACAGATGCCGAGCTTGAATTACTAATATTCTTAGACTGTCAAGGTCGGTTTACAAGACAAGAGTTTATAGACGGTACTTATACTATGAGTTGGGATAAGAAACGTTGGGATAAACTAAGAAAACTAGGCTGGATAGAAGTGTGGCGTCATCGAAATCGAACAACGATTAAGTACAGCGTTTTTAAAACTTCATTTAAATGCAGCCAACTTATAAGTAGAATATACCGTATCTTACTCGGAGAAGAAGACATGCCAGTATCAGATCGTAGCGTATTCTACAATAACAAAACATATACAGATAAAGTCTTTAACAAGGCTATTGACGATATGATTAAAGATCCAAATAGATAATGGCATTTAAAATGAAAAAGTTTAGTGGGTTTGGAAACTCACCTATGAAAAAAGAAGATATAGCAGCTACACGACCTATGACAGAAGCTGAACGTAAACGCGCAAAAGGAAATATGGGTACAGCGCCAGGAGGTATTGGAGCTATTGCTAAAGGTGTAAAACACCTAAAAAAAGCCCACACTAAGCTTCACAAAGATCACAAAACTATAAGAGAAGCAACTAAAGCAACAACGCCTTACGGCATGGGCTCAATGAAATAATAGTATGGCGTTTAAGTTAGGTAACGAAAAAAGAGGTATAAAAAATTCAGAAACAACACCTATATTTAGAAAAAAGCTAGATAAAGGTATTGTAGCAGAAGCTAACTTAGATGGATCTATATTTATAAATAAAAATGTTAAGCCTGGTAGTGCTCTTGAAAAAAGAGCTATACGCCATGAAAAACAACATTTAAAAGATATGGCAGATCCTAAAATAGGTTTGTCATATGGAGATGATTACGTTAGATACAAAGGTAAAACATATCCAAGAAAAGACGGTAAAATAAAGTACAACGGTAAGTTCCACGAAGAAGGTAGCATGGTGTTTCCTTGGGAACAAAGAGCTAAAAAAGCAGAATAACTATGGCATTTAAAATGAAGAACGCTTCAATGGCTAAATTAGCTAAAGAGGTTAGCGAAAGAAAACAAAACAGAATAATTAAGCGCATGAACAAGCTTCAAGATAAAGCTGAAGACGCTAACAGACAGGGCAAAGATAGAAAAGCCCAGAGAAAAATCGACAAGATGAGTAAACTTGAAGATAAGTTGCTACCAGGATTACAAAGACCAGAACCAACTTTTGAAGGTACTGATGAGTTTAGAAGCAAAAGAGAGATTAAAAAAGCACAACGTAAAAATAAAAGAGCAAGAGCTCATGAACTTAAACATTCTGCAATGAAGCTAAAAGAAGATAAAGGGCCTGGACAAGGAACTAAAGTAGGTCAATTTACTGGAGCTGGTATGCCAGATTTTTTATACGATGCTGATGGAAAGAAAATAAACACTAATAATATAGACGAAAGTAACTTAAGTAAAATTAAACTAGAGTCTGGTACTAATAGAAAATATGTTGTTATGCAAGAAGACTCTGATCTTGCAGAAGCTGGTGCTAGATTTTATTTATCAAACCCAAAATAATGATAAACAACTTAGTAGGAGGCTTATTTGGCAAGATCGTAGATAATGCCGAAGGTATACTTGACAAAGTAATTACGACAGACAAAGAAAGAGACGAAGCAAAGCTTGCTCTTAAAAAACTACTTCTCGATGCAGAAAAAGAAGCTTTTGCAAAAGAAGTTGAAGATCGTAAGTCTGCGCGTGATATGTATAAAGACGATGCTATTATTCAAAAAGTATTAGCAACGCTATTTACTGTAGCATATTTCGGTATTACATTTGTAATGTTTAATTACTTTGTAACAAAGTCTATAAACTTAGGCGAGTTTGAAATAAGCTTTATATCAACAATATTTGGTGCTATGAGTGCTCAAATAAAAGAAAAATAAAATGGGATTTAAAATGAAATACAAACGTAATGATTTTCCTTTTAAACCTCCAGTCGGTCCAGTAGCTAATAAAAAGAAAACAGACCGAAACAAAGAAGAAGAAGAAAATAGAATAGAGCATAACGTTGAGGCTAAAATGGACCACGTTAGAGGTATTTTTCACCCTGAATATATTAACAAAAAAAGAAAAAAATAAAATATGGCAATGAATTCAACTGCAACAGCTTATAACTTCGGCCAGTTAGGTAGTGCTCACATGCACAACGACAACGGCGAAGATTTAACTCCACCAGATGGTATGGTGATAGTAGCTATAACTATGCTTGGCGCTACTACTTTTGATAAGTTAACTTGTGACACTAGCAACTCCGTAGTATATGGTGGTACTGAAAGTAATAATGTATATTTTGGTATTACAAACGGTAATACTGGCGGAAACAGTGAAGTCGTAGACACTAGTATAGAGTTTCCAGCTGGTATGACTATATATGGAAGATGGACTGTAGTTAGCTTAAATGCTGCAGACACTGATGGAGGTATAATCGCTTATTTCGGATTTTAATGGCTTTAGGTAACGCAAATTCACAAGCTCAGTCTAGAGGTAAAAACAAACCTGTTATTGTTAAGCGACGCAAAGAAGTTGTTTTAGGCAAAGGTCTTTTCACTGGAACTATAAATATGACTCCTTTTCCAGATCTTAATAAACCTTTAAATGCGTGTCTTCTTTCTACGCCTGATACTACTGTTTTTCACAACGCAGCGCCTGGTGGTAATGATTTTGGAGGAATAAGCGTTGGAGATAAAATTTATACAAGACGTAGAGTTAATGATAAATTTACTCTTGCAGACGGTGCTTACAAAGGCATTAATGATAGAGGAGATAATATCGCTATATCAATACTCAACGGAACTATAGCCGCTTTAAACCGTTGTTAAAAAATAAATAACTAATTAAATTAAATAAAATGGCAAAAAGAAAAACACCGAAGGTGAAAGACCTTCGACCAGAAAAAATTACTAAAGAACAACTTGGCAAAATGCAAAACGTTGTTAGAGCTATCAATGAAGGCCAACAACAGCTTGGTATGCTCGAGTCACAAAAGCACGCACTGCTACACGACGTGATGCAGCTTCAAACAATGATTGGCAAAATTCAGCAAGAACTAAAAGAAGAATATGGCAACATCGATATTAACATAAGCGATGGCGCTATTAAATACTTACAAGATGAGCAAGCTGATTCGTAAAATAACTATAGGTAAAGATTATAAAATAGATGCTATGCATTATTCTGTAGGCCAAGAAGTTTATGGAGGTCATACTATATGTGATATAATTGAAGAGAAAGAGAAGTACAGCATTTATATTAAAAAAAATAAAGATGTTATGCCTTGGAAAGACTTTAATAAAAACATGGCGGTGTCTGTTGAGTATAACTTAGAGTATTAGTGAAGTCGCCGTATAACTATATAATAAAACCTAAAGGCGAAAGATATAATAACACTGTAAGTGTTGGCGATAAGTCATTAATTACTAACACAGATATATTTGATCACAAGCATGTTAATAGAGAAGCTATAGTTTTATCTACGCCAAAGGCTTTTAATACAGATATAAAAGAAGGTGACACTGTTATTGTTCATCACAACGTATTTAGAAGATGGAATGACGCTAGAGGTAAAGAGAGAAACAGTAAAAGCTTTTTTAAAGAAGATCAATACTTTGTGAGTGAAGATCAAATATTTGCTTACAAGCAAGTAGCAAACTGGAGTAGACTTAAACTGTCGTCTTGGAAACCAATGCAAGGCTTTTGCTTTGTTAAACCTATAAAGTCAACTGACAAATTTTCACAAGACGTAGAGAAACCGTTAGTTGGTATAGTTAAATATTCTGATGGATCATACAATGTTGGTGATCTTGTAGGATTTACACCTAACTCAAAATATGAGTTTATTATTGAAAGAGAAAGACTGTATAGAGTTTACTCTAAATTTATTACAATTAAATATGAATATCAAGGAGACGAAGAAGAGTATAATCCAAGCTGGGCATAAAGCTGTTGAAGAACTAATAAAAGTAGCTCAAGAACAGATTATTACTCACAGCGAAGATGATGTTTCTGCTGACAGATTAAAAAACGCTGCAGCTACTAAAAAGTTAGCTATATTCGATGCTTTTGAAATACTTAATCGTATACAAGAAGAAGAGAAGATCTAAGTAATGTACGAACAAACACTATATAAAATTGTTGAACCGGTTAAGAAGACTACTATAAGTCGACTTAACAAAAAACGTCTATGGAAATATGGATATGATAAAGAAAACGATATTGTCATTATTAGCAAAACTGGAAAAATTGGACAAGTGGTGGAGATTCAAGGTTTGCGAATTGGGTTGCCGGCTGAACCGACACGAGTGCATATGTTTGACAAAAACAAATGGCAAAAAGTAGAATACCCTAAAGAGTTAAGCAAGCTAAAAAATATATTTGACTGGAGGTCGTACCCTGAAGAAGCAAAAGAACAGTGGTACGATTATATAGACGAAGAGTTTAAGCGTCGTGATGAAGGCTTTTGGTTTTATAATAACAATAAGCCTACGTATATAACAGGTAGTCACTATATGTATTTGCAATGGAGTAAAATTGATGTTGGCGCTCCAGATTTTAGAGAAGCTAACAGACTGTTCTTTATATTTTGGGAAGCTTGTAAAGCTGATAGTAGATGCTACGGTATGTGTTATTTAAAAAACAGACGTAGTGGTTTTTCATTTATGAGCTCAGCTGAAACTGTTAACTTAGCCACAATATCGAGTGATGCTAGATATGGAATACTATCTAAAAGTGGTGCTGATGCTAAAAAAATGTTTACCGATAAAGTGGTGCCAATATCTGTTAACTATCCGTTTTTCTTTAAACCGATACAAGACGGTATGGACAGACCTAAAAGTGAACTTGCTTATAGAGTTCCTGCAAGTAAGTTTACGCGTAAAAAAATTACTGCAAACGAAAAGCAGGAAGAGCTGGTTGGACTTGACACTACTATTGATTGGAAAAACACTGGTGACAACAGCTATGACGGTGAAAAGCTTAACTTGCTAGTTCACGATGAAAGTGGTAAGTGGGAAAGACCTGATAATATTCTAAACAACTGGCGAGTAACTAAAACTTGTTTAAGGCTAGGTGCTCGTATAGTTGGCAAGTGCATGATGGGTTCTACAAGTAACTCGTTAGACAAAGGCGGTGATAACTTTAAAAAACTATACAATGACTCAGACGTCACAAGTAGAAATAGAAATGGACAAACAAAGTCTGGCTTATATTCTTTGTTTATGCCAATGGAATGGAACTTTGAAGGATTTATTGACGAATACGGACAACCTACATTTAATAACCCTAGCGATGATGTATACGGACCACACGGTGAATTGATAGATCAAGGGGTTATTGATCATTGGGAAAATGAAGTTGAAGGATTAAAGTCAGATCAAGATGCGTTAAACGAGTTTTATAGGCAGTTTCCAAGAACTGAAGAACATGCATTTAGAGATGAGACAAAAAATAGTATATTTAATTTAGTTAAGATATACGAACAAATAGATTACAACGAAGGAATAACTAGCTCTGCAGTTATTAACACTGGTAATTTTCAGTGGGCTAACGGAGTTAAAGATACCCATGTAATATTCCACCCAAACCCACAAGGTAGATTTAAAATATCTTGGACACCTCAGCCACACCTACAGAACAAAGTTATAATTAAGAACGGAATAAAATATCCTGGAAATGAGCATATGGGCGCTTTTGGCTGCGATAGTTATGATATTAGCGGTACTGTTGATGGTCGAGGATCCAACGGATCTCTTCATGGATTAACAAAGTTTTCAATGGAAGATGCTCCTGCTAACGCTTTTTTTCTAGAATATATAGCTAGACCACAAACAGCTGAAATGTTTTTTGAAGATGTATTAATGGCGCTAGTATTTTATGGTATGCCTTTGCTTGCAGAGAACAACAAACCAAGATTACTATATTATTTGAGACGTAGAGGTTATAGAGGATTTAGTATGAATAGACCTGACAAAGTTTGGAATAAATTATCTGTTGCTGAAAAAGAAGTAGGTGGTATACCTAACTCTAGCGAAGATATAAAACAAGCTCATGCTGCTGCTATTGAGATGTATATCAACGATCATGTTGGCCACATAGAAAATGGTAGATATGGTTCGATGTATTTTAATGACACGTTGAACGATTGGGCTAAGTTTGATATAAATAAAAGAACTAAGTTTGATGCATCTATAAGTTCTGGTTTAGCTATAATGGCTTGCAACAGACATTTATACGCGCCAAACGCTAAAATAGAAAGACCAAAAGTAAACATAAATATTGCTAGATATAAAAACGATGGTTATTCATCGACAATAATTAAAAATTAAATATGGCTGAATCAGTATATAAAAATTATTTTCCTAGTCAAGCTGTTAGCGACTTAGAAAAAATACTACCTGAATATGGTTTAAAAATAGCAAAAGCTATAGAAAAAGAGTGGTTTGAGTCAAACACTATGGGTAACAATTATTCTAGTAGTAGATATTATAATAATAAAAATACATTTCACAAGTTAAGATTATACGCAAGAGGTGAACAAGGTATACAGAAATATAAAGATGAGCTTTCTGTAAACGGTGATTTATCTTATTTAAATTTAGACTGGAAGCCTGTGCCTATTATACCTAAGTTTGTTGACATTGTTGTTAACGGTATGAGTGAAAGAGCTTTTGACGTAAAAGCACACTCGCAAGATCCTTACGGCGTACAAAAACGCACTGACTATATGCAACGTATGTTAGATGAAATGCGCACAAAAGACTTCAACAAATTTTACAAAGATACTTTCAATGTAGATTTATCTTCAGTTCCAGAAGACAAGTTGCCAGAAACAGAAGAAGAGCTTGAGTTACATATGCAGCTTACATATAAACAAGCTGTAGAGCTAGCAGAAGAACAAGCTATAAATGTATTGCTTAAAGGTAATAACTACGATCTTATAAGAAAAAGAGTTAATTATGATTTAACTGTGCTAGGTATAGGCGCTGTTAAAACAAGCTTTAATAGATCTGAAGGTGTAGTTGTAGAGTATGTTGATCCAGCCGACTTAGTATATTCGTACACAGACTCACCATATTTTGAAGATATATACTATGTTGGCGAAGTAAAAGATGTACCTATCAATGAACTTGTAAAGCAGTTTCCAGATCTACAAGAAGATGAAATAAAAAAAATACTAAATTCTAATAATCAAACATCAGGTAGATACTCGAGAAAATACTCTTACGGTAGAGAAACTGATAACAATAAAGTACAAGTTTTATATTTTAACTACAAGACATACATGAACAATGTATACAAGGTTAAAGAGACTGCTACTGGCGCTATGAAAGTTATAGAAAAAGATGATACTTTTAATCCACCAACAGAAGCGCAGGTTAACTTTGCAAAATTACAAAAAACAGTAGAGTGTTTGTTTGAAGGTGCATTTATAGTTGGAACTGACATGCTTATACAATGGCAGAAAGTTGATAACATGATGAGGCCTAAAAGTGATTTTAATAAAGTAAAAATGAATTACTCTATTGTGGCGCCTCGTATGTATAACGGTCGTATAGAAAGTTTAGTTAGTCGTATTACAGGCTTTGCTGACATGATACAACTTACACACTTAAAGCTACAGCAAGTTATGTCAAGACTTATACCTGATGGTATTTATCTTGATGCTGACGGTTTAGCTGAAATAGATTTAGGTAACGGCACAAATTATAATCCACAAGAAGCTTTAAATATGTTCTTCCAAACAGGTAGTGTTATTGGTAGATCAATGAACGAGCTAGGCGAAGGTAATCCAGGCCGTGTGCCAATACAAGAAATACAAAGCGGTAATGGTGGGGCTAAAATGCAAAGTTTAATAGGCACGTACAACTATTATTTACAAATGATTAGAGATACTACCGGGCTTAACGAAGCGCGTGACGGTAGTACTCCAGCAAAAGATGCTTTAGTTGGTGTACAAAAACTAGCGGCTGCAAATAGTAATACAGCAACAAGACATATACTGCAGGCTGGATTATTTTTAACTAAGTCTGTAGCTGAAAGTTTATCACTTAGAATATCTGATATAATAGAGTACTCGCCTACAAAAGATGCGTTTATTCAAGCTATAGGAGCTCATAACGTTGGCACATTAGAAGAAATGGCTAGTTTGCACTTGTATGACTTTGGCATATTTATAGAGCTTGCGCCAGATGAAGAAGAAAAACAATTACTTGAAAACAATATACAGCAAGCGTTACAGCAAAATAGTATAGATTTGTCTGACGCTATAGACTTGCGTGAAATTAAAAATGTTAGACTTGCTAATCAAATGCTAAAGATTAGACGTAAGAAAAAACTTGATGACGATCAAAAGCGTCAACAAGAAAATATAAAGGCTCAGTCTGAAGCTAACGCACAAGCGCAGCAAGTTGCTGCTCAAGCAGAAGTACAGAAGCAACAAGCTATGACGCAAATGAACGCGCAGCTTGAACAAATAAAAGCTAAGACACAAATAATAACGCATGAAGCTAATGTTAAAAAAGAACTTATGGACCATGAGTTTGAAATTAACATGCGATTAAAGCAAATGGACTTACAGTCTATTAGCAATAAAGAAAAAGAAAAAGAAGATCGTAAAGATGAAAGAACTAGAATACAAGCTAGTCAGCAAAGCGAGCTTATAGACCAAAGAAAAACAGGCGCACCACCTAAAAAGTTTGAGTCATCAGGTAATGATATACTTGGAGGTGGCATGGGACTAGGTGGTTTTGACCCTAGATAACTATTAACTTATATTATATATTATGGAAGAAAACGAAAACATTGAAGAAGTTCAAGGCGTAGAGCCTAATGAAGAACAAGTGGAACAACCGCAAGAAGAGCAGCCACAAGAAGAAGTAGTAGAACAAGAGTCGCCAGTGTCTTATAGAGAAGACGGTACTATTGTTCTTGATATGAACAAAATAAACGAATTAGAAAATGCCGTTCAGGAGCAAAACACAGATGAGATACCTGTTCGCGACGAATCCGGAGTTAGCGAAGAAGTACGCGAAGAAAACGTCGAAGCAACAAATGAAGAAGTTGCCGAACAAAGTGTCCAAGAAGAAGTAAGTAACACTGTTGATGCAGCTAACGCAGCTATAGATAAAGCTGAAGCTACTGGTCAGGCATTACCAGAAAATATACAAAAGCTAGTTGACTTTGTGAACGATACTGGCGGAAGCGTAGAAGATTATGTTAGATTAAACCGTAACTATGAAGAAATGGATAATTTAACAGCGCTTGACGAATATTATAGAACAACTAAGCCTCACTTAGACGCTGAGGAACGACAATTTCTTATGGAAGAAAACTTTAAGTTTGACGAAGAAGTTGACGAAGAAAGAGAAATACGTAGAAAGAAAATAGCCTTAAAAGAGCAGGTTGCAGAGGCTAAAGCCTATTTAGACGGGCAAAAGTCTAAGTATTATGACGAGATTAAAGCAGGGTCAAATCTTACTGCCGAGCAGCAAGAGGCGATACAGTTCTTTAATCAATATAACGAAGACGTGGAAGCACAGGAGCAATTAGCAAAAGAACGTTCTGATTATTTTATCAACAAAACTAATCAAGTTTTAAACGACAATTTCAAAGGTTTTGAATACAATGTCGATGGTAAAAAATTAAATGTTAAAGTACCTAATCCAAGTGAAGTTGCGAGAAAACAAAGTGACATTAATAATTTTATCAATAAGTTTTTAAACAAAGATAATACTATTAAAGACATTGAAGGTTATCACAAAGCTTTATATGCTGCTATGAATCCAGACGTTATCGCTAGACACTTTTACGAACAAGGTAAAGCTGACGCTATACAAGATTCTGTTGCTAATGCAAAAAATGTAAATATGGATGCTAGACAGTCTTTTAGTAATGAAAGCACAGGTGGAATTAAAGTAAGAGTATTAGGTGATGATACGCCTTCGTTTAAATTTAAAAAAAGAAACTAATTATTAACCCATTTAAAACAAATTAAAAATGGCAATTTCAAATCCCGGTGGTTTGTTAAACAGCGTTCCAGCTCCTATGAAGCAAGCGCTAGCTACAAACTACTTAGACTTTACTGCGTCTGGCACAAACTGGTCGCAACAATACCTGCCCGATCTAATGGAAAAAGAAGCTGAAGTATTTGGTCCTCGTACCATTTCAGGTTTTTTATCTAAAATCGGAGCGGAAGAGGCTATGACTTCTGATCAAGTTATTTGGTCTGAGCAAGGTAGATTACACTTATCTTACAAAGGTAAAGTATCAAGCGCTACAGGTGGTCTTAACTCAAGTTCACAGCTTACAATTCAGTCTGATATTGACGGAGCTGATTCTGATAACGCAGGTATCTCTAACAGTCATACTGGAGAGGTAAGACATGGTATTAGAGTTAATGACACTATTATTATTGCTGACGCTACTAATAACGTTGTTAAAGCTGTAGTAACAAAAGTAGCTACAGACGTTATTGACGTTTCACCTTACAAAGCTGACACTTTATCTACTACTGGTAATCAAGAAACTACTATTTTAGTTTACGGTTCTGAGTTTGGCAAAGGTGTTTCTTACAATGCTGCGGCTGGAGATGCTACTGCTGAAGGAAGAGGTGCTAACGAGCCAAGATTTCAAACTTTCACTAACAAGCCTATCATTATGAAAGACTACTACGAAGTATCAGGATCTGATACATCTCGTATTGGTTGGGTTGAGATTACTGGTGAAGAAGGACAGTCTGGTTACTTATGGTACTTAAAAGCTGAATCTGACACAAGAGCTCGTTTCAATGATTACTTAGAAATGTCTATGCTTGAGTCTGAAAAATCAGCTGCAGATGGTTCAAACACTTTACTTGATGCTAACGATCAAGTTATTGCTGGTGGAGCTACTCAGTACGGTACTGAAGGTTTATTTGCTGCTATTGAATCAAGAGGTAATGTTACTACTGGTGTTACTGGTGTTAACGCTGCTAGTGATTTAGCTGAGTTTGACGCAATACTTGCTGAGTTTGACTCTCAAGGTGCTATTGAAGAAAACATGTTATTCGTTAACCGTGCTACATCTTTAGCGTTTGACGATATGTTAGCTTCTATGAACTCTTACGGTGCTGGTGGTACATCTTACGGTGTATTTGAGAACGACGAAGATATGGCTTTAAATTTAGGTTTCTCTGGATTCAGAAGAGGTTCTTATGACTTCTATAAGTCTGATTTCCGTTACTTAAACGATAAAGCTACTCGTGGTGGTATTAACGACGCGGCTGGTGCTAACGCTATCCGTGGAGTCATTATTCCCGCTGGTACTTCAACTGTATACGATCAGCAATTAGGAAAGAACCTTAAGCGTCCTTTCTTACACGTTCGATACAGAGCTTCTCAAACAGATGATCGTAGAATGAAAACTTGGACTACTGGTTCAGTTGGAGCTGCTACGTCTGCTTTAGATGCAATGCAAATTCACTTCTTATCTGAAAGATGTTTAGTTACTCAAGGTGCTAACAACTTTATGTTAATGAAGTAAATCACTTTTAAGCTACCCTGCCTTCGGGTGGGGTAGTTTTTTATTAATTTTTTATTATATTATATTATGGCAAAGAAAAAAGAAACAAAAGTTGAAGTAGCACAACCAGAAGTTAAAGCTACAAATAAAATGGTTGAAGTAGTTATTGAAAAGCCACAACCTAAAAAACCTGAGTGGGAGGTAAAAGATAGAATTTATTATTTAAAAGGTAGAAACAAACCATTGTCTCATATGATTAGATCAACTAACATATATTGGTTTGACGAAGAAAAAGGTTTTCAAAGAGAGCTTAAGTATTGTAAAAATCAACAAACTTGTTTTGTAGATGAAATGAAAGGTGATCAAAGACTTTCACATATTATATTTAGAAGTGGTTCTTTGTATGTTCCAAAAGAAGAGACAGTTTTGCAAAAGCTTTTATCTATATACCACCCGCACAAAGATAAAATATTTTACGAACACAAACCTGTTCAAGTTGCAGAAAATCAACTAGACTGGCTAGAGTTTGAAGTGCAGGCGTTAATGATAGCTAAAGAGATGGATGTTGATATGGCTGAAGCTATTATGAGAGTAGAAAAAGGATCTGAAGTAACTAACTTAAGTTCTAAGGAGCTTAGAAGAGATTTGTTGCTGTTTGCTAAGAGAAATCCTAAACTGTTCTTAGAACTCACTACAGATGATAATGTGATGCTTAGAAACTTTGGTATTAAAGCTGTAGAAGCTAATATAATAAAGTTATCAGCTGATCAGCGTTATTTCATGTGGAGCAGTAATGATAGAAAAATTATGACTGTACCATTTGATGAGCACCCATATTCTGCTTTAGCTGCTTGGTTTAAAACAGATGAAGGTATGGAGATTTACTCCAACATTGAGAAACGATTAAATTAATCACATAGTAGAGCAGCCACTCTACGGGGTGGTTGCTTAACTATAAAAATATAATAATGGCAGTAAGTATAGACACGGTATATCAAAAAGTTTTAGCAATAGCTAATAAAGAACAAAGAGGCTATATTACGCCTATAGAATTTAACTTGTTTGCAGAGCAAGCGCAGCTAGATATATTTGAAAATTATTTTGACGACTTAGATCAAGCGCAGATGACTAAAGGTGTATCTACAGAATACGGTGATATGGTAGATACGTTAGCCGCTAAAATAGCACCATTTCAACAATTTGATGTAGCTATGTCTGCTATAGCAAACACAAACGAAGTAACACTACCAATATCTACAGCTGTGCATAGACTAGGTACAGTTTTTTATGAAGTAAGTTCAGACAACTTTATTGAAGTAGAACGTGTAGAAATCAACGATCTTCGTATGATGCAGCAAACAGGTTTATTTAAACCTAACGCTAACAGACCAGTATATGTTTACAAGACTAATACTGTACTAAAAATATTTCCTTCTGCAAATACTCCTAGCTATGCTACTTCTAATATATCGTGTAATTATATAGCTAAACCTACTACACCTTACTGGAATTATGTTGTTGTGCCACAGTCTGCTGGCGGCAACGAATATCCTTTGCATGATTCAACTAATACTGTAAACTTTGAACTACACCCATCTGAAGAAGATACATTAGTATTTAAAATACTAGAACTTGCTGGTATATTACTTAACAAACCAGGTTTAGTAGGTATAGCCGCAGGTAAAGATAAAGATAATAGAAACGTACAAGTAGCACAATAATATGGGATTATTTGAAGGAACAACAGGAAACTATTACGAAGGACCAGATAATAGTTTTAACAGTGGCGATGAAGATTATGGTAATTATCAATTTACTTCATTACAACATATTATAAATCAATTTATATTAGCGTACGTTGGTGAAGAAAAATTATTAAGTAAAGTTAGAAGAGCTGACGTAGCGTTTCATGCGCAAAGAGCTTTGCAAGAATTTAGCTTTGACGTTTTTAAATCTACTAAAGCGCAAGAAATAGAAGTGCCTGCAACTCTGCAAATGGTATTACCACACGATTATGTCAACTATGTTAAGCTTTCGTTTTCTGACGGCGCTGGTATTAAAAGAATAATACATCCAACTAGACTTAGTAGTAATCCAGACGCTATAACTCAAGGAGCTGATGGTAGCTATACACTCAGCACCGATGAAATACAAACATCAGACTCTGACACTTGGACTAAATACAAAGGATCAAGTCCTGCAGAAAATCAAACAGCTAACTATGATTATGACGACGATATATACAATGATATTGTTGGTCAACGTTACGGTATAGAGCCAAGCGAAGCTCAAGTAAACGGTAGTTTTTATATTGATGATAAAAAAGGTAAAATACATTTTAGCTCTAACTTATCTGGTAAAACAGTTATATTAGATTATATTAGTGATAGTTTAGGAACAGATGCTGAAATGAAAGTACATAAGTTTGCTGAAGAAGCAATGTACAAAAATATAGCATATGCTATACTAACTACTAGGGCTAATATACCTGAGTTTATAATACAAAGATTTAGACGTGAAGCTTTTGCTACAAAAAGAACTGCTAAGCTTAGATTATCAAATATTAAGCTACAAGAAATAGTACAACAATTAAGAGGTAAAGCTAAACATATAAAACACTAATACATGCCTGAATTAAATAGAAGTTTTATTAAAGGCAAGATGAATAAAGACCTTGATGAAAGGTTATTGCCGCCTAATGAGTATAGAGATGCTATGAATATTAGTGTTTCAACTTCAGAAGATTCTGATGTTGGTGCTATTGAAAATTTATTAAGCACTAAATTTTTAGACAACACTGTATTTAAAAAGCCAAGAAACTACAAAGATGGTAGTGGAAGCGCAGGTAGATATGTTTTTGAAAACGTTGAGTCTTTATACACAGGCGCTAAAAATATTGATAGAGTAACTTTTGCATATTCACCAGCTCAAGTTGTAGGTGTTAAAGAAGATACTACTACTGATAGAATTTACTATTTTGTAAAGGATGCTGCTGGTCCTGTAGAAGGCGCCAGCTCAGATGGAACAACTTTTTACGCTGGAATAAGATCTGACTGTATATTTGAAGCAACTCCAAGTGAAGCGTTTTATAGGTTGCCTGGTCAGTCTATATTGCCAGTATTTACTGATGTTTACGAGGTCAGATTAAGAATAGCTAACTACACTTCTTCTGATACAATAAACGGAGCTAACAATTCTGGCGTTGATTACAATGGTATAGAAATTGGCATGAAGGTAGATGCTGTAGATGCTAACGGCAATAGTGTTTGGCTTGGTCAATACGATGATGTAGAAGTAACAGGTATAGCGGTCGATGATTTTCAAGACACTCAATCTGTAGATGCTTCTAGCACTAATCACGTTCAAATAACTACTAACAAAGCTACGGTTTTAACTAGTGCTCAATTTAATGCTGGTGTAGTTTTAGTTTTTACAAAGCCAAAAATATTAAACTTTGAATCAGGAACAGAAGCTTTATATACTGACGCTAACGGCAGTGAGATACTAACGCCAACGCCAACTAATATAATAACAGCTATAGATATATTTGACGGCATGCTGTTTTTTACTGACGGAAGAAATGAACCTAAAAAAATAAACATTGAAAGATGTTTAAAAGGTACTATAAGCGGATCTAATCCAGGTGGTATATTTAATACTACACATTTAATGATTCCAACTTCAAGCGAATCTAGTTTAGATAATAACTTTTGGAACGCTATATATAACGAAAGCGCTGATGGTAATGCAAACGTAGGCGGTACTGCAGAAAGATATAATACGCCTATGAAACTAGAACATGTTTCAGTAATGAGGCCTGCACCTATTACGCCGCTTAAAGTGTTAGCTACTGATAACTCTAGAAATACAGACTTTTTATTTGCTTCTACTACTGCTATAACGACTGGTGCTATAAACTTAGGATCTAGTGGATTAAACGCTACGGTAGGCAATGAAGTAGCAATTAATACTACTCAAGCTAATGCTTTTGCTATTGGTGATGACGTTTTAGTTACTGACCATGACGATGCAGCTATATTTCTTAGAGGTACTATAGTTGACTTAACAGGTAATACTTCTTCAGACTCAATAACAGTATCTGTGACTAGCATTGAAGGTACGCTTGATGACGCAAACGAAGATTATACAATAACTAGAGTTGCTAGTGAAGATGAAAAACTATTTAAAGAAAACTTTGTAAGGTTTGCTTATAGATATGTTTATCCTGACGGTGAAGTTTCTTCTTTATCACCATTTACAAATCCTGTTTTTTTACCTAGAACATACTCTTATGATTCTAAAGAAGCCTTTAACAAAGGCATGGAAAACAACATTTCGTTTTTTAAATTACAAAATTTTGCGCCAGCAAACATGCCGCTAGACGCTGTTAGTGTAGACATACTTTATAAAGAAGATATATCACCTAATATTTATTTTGTTAGAAATATAAAAGGAAATAAGCTTTTATCTACAAATGCTTTAGGAAACAACTTAGGATTTAACGATAGTGAATTTGACGCAGAAGGTTTTATTTGCGAAACTTTACTTTTAGATTCTACTTATGTAGGCTTAGGAGCTAATCAGTGGGTTACTGCTGTTAACAAAGGTAGCATATCTATGGATGCAGAGCAATTTGGATCTACTATACCTTCTAATCAACTATTAAGAAGTTACGACAACGTTCCAAAAACAGCTAAGTGCCAAGCTATAAGTGCTAATAGGCTGATATACGCAAACTACACTCAAGCTTATGATTTAACCATAGATGAAGTTAATTCTGACGGTGGTAGAAAAACATTAAGACCAGAAATAAATTTAGCCATAAGAAACTTAGGTAGCGTTAGCGCTGGCACGCCTAAAGAGTCTATAAAAAGCCAAAGAACTTACCAAGTTGGTGTAGTATATAAAGATTTTTTAGGAAGAGAAACAGCTGTGTTGATTGATAAAAATAGCTCTTTAACTTCGTCTATAGATTTGTCTGATCAACATTTAAAGCTACAAGCCACTATACTTTCTTTAGCGCCTAACTGGGCCACGCATTATAAGTTCTATATTAAAGAAACTTCAAATGAATACTATAATTTAGTTTTACATAGATCTTATAACTTTAACGGCGCCGCAACAAGTTTAGGCGAAGATGCTGGTGATGTTGATAATAAATTTGTTTATTTAGCTTTTAATTCTTCTGATAGAAACAAAGTGCAAGAAGGAGACTTTTTATCTATCAAAAAAGCAAGAGACGGTGGGGCTACTACTTACAAAACTGTAGCTAATAAAATAAAAGTTCTTGATATAAAAAATGAAGCGCCAGACGGTACTGATCCAGCAATAAGTCAAACTGACAAAGAAGGAAAGTTTTTTGTTAAAGTTAAAAATATAACTAATCTTTTGTCAGGAAATAACACAGGAGAACTAAACAATAGTAATAATCCTACTGGCACCGCAGCTAGTCCTGCAACAGCAGACGCTGCCATATTTGAAGTGTTACCATCACCTGACAGAGATGTTAACTTATACTACGAAGCTAGTCAATGTTATCCTATACAACTTACAGAAGAAACTATACACGAGTGGGTTAATCCAGGTGATGAAGTTTTTGGCTTTGATTATGTGGCTAATGCAGCTAGCTCTGTTAAGCTTACTTCAGAAAAATACAATACAACTAGTACTAACTACGACACTGCTGCTACTTTATTTGTAAATACTATAACTTTTGATCATGCTAAACAAGCTTGGGCTTTGACTTTTAAATCTGTTAATGGCGACGCTCCTAATGCGCCAAACGATGCTTTAGGTGGAGCTTTTACTTTTCAAAATGACTCTTATTTAGGAACTCTTCATTTTAAACAAAAAGACGGGTCAATCAACGTATCTGAAATACACTTTGAAAATGATACTGGTTCTTACAATAACAGTGCTTCTGGAGCAGATAATACTACAGTATTTATAAAAAAGTTTACACATCCTCAAGGTGCTGGTAATACAGCTGATGCTGCTACAGTTGTTTTACCTTGGTTTAACTGCTATAGCTTTGGAAACGGAGTAGAATCTGATAGAATACGAGATGATTTTAATGCACCCACTATAGCTAATGGTGTTAAAGCTTCTACTGTATTTGAAAATTATAAAGAAGAAAAAAGAGAGCATGGATTTATATTTTCTGGAATATACAACTCTACATCAGGAATAAACAGACTGAATCAATTTATACAAGCAGAGCCTATTACAAAAGATTTAAATCCAGTGTATGGTAGTATACAAAAAATTGTAGCTAGAGATACTGATATAGTTGCTTTGTGTGAAGATAAAGTATTGAAAGTTTTAGCTAACAAGAACGCTTTATTTAACGCTGATGGTAACACAAACGTAACTTCAAACACACAGGTTCTTGGGACAGCAATACCTTTTTCAGGTGAATATGGAGTTTCTAATAATCCAGAGTCTGTAGTTGTAAGTGGTTATAGAGTTTATTTTACAGATAAATTTAGAGGTGCAGTTTTAAGACTGTCTAACGATGGGCTAACGCCAATATCTGAATATGGCATGTCTGATTATTTTAAAGATACGTTAAAAGAAGCTTTAGTTTGTATAGGTAGCTTTAATGATAGACTAGGTGAATATGATTTATCTATACACTCTAATCTTAGCAGAGGTACAACAAGCCTTTCTAATACACAGCCTAACACTAAGACTGTAGACACAATATCGTTTAACGAAAAAGTTAATGGTTGGTCTAGTTTTAAATCGTATGCTCCTGAAGCTGGCGTTAGCTTAGACGGCGAATATTATACTTTTAAATTTGGTAATATATACGAACACTCAATTGAGTCTTTTAGAAACTCTTTTTATGGTATTGTCGCTGGTGTTAGATCTAGTGCTTCTGCTGGCGCTACAGTTATACCAGTAAACTCTCCTATAAATCCAAACATAAAAGCTGGCGATAAAGTGTTTCATTCAAATATCTCAAGCGGTAATAGTTATGTGTCTACTGGAATAATACCAGAAGATACTACTGTGGTTGGTGTAGGTGGAACTGTTGCAGAACCTACAATAACAATATCTAACGCTACAACAGGCGTTGTTCCACTAGGTGTTATTGTTACTCATGGTACTTTTTCAAATAGTACCGTTACTACTATATTTAACGACTCGCCTAGCTCTGTTAAAAGTTTTCAGTATTTAAAGTATGAAGGCACACAATCAAGAGTATTAAAACCTGACGTTGTAGTTTTAAATAGTGCTTCAGCAGTGACTAGCGGCGCAAGCATTACGCTAGCAGAATCAAACGATGCTATAGCGGTAGGTCAAACTGTGTTTTTAACAACAACTGGTGTTGAAGTAGGTACTGTTCAAGCGATAAGTGGTACGGCTCTAACGTTGACAGCTGCGGTAGCTGCTACAGTAGGATCTGGAGCTAGTTTAACTTTTGCAGATCAACAATATTATAACAACTTTTCTAAAAATGGTTGGTTTGCTTCTTCTGTAGAAACAGATTTACAGAGTGGTAAAGTTTTAGAGTTTATAAAAAAAGAAGGTAAATGGTTTAATTATTTTAAAGGCGTTACATCAAGCTTTACAAATCAAACTTTAGCAGCTGATGCGTCGGGTAATATTGATTCTCAAGAGTTTTCTGTTCAAGGTATAGCTAGAACTACATCTAGAAGCTTTGCTGGAGACACTACTCCAGGTTCTACATTTAGCGTAAAAGTTGAAATTGTTGATCAACAAGACGTAAGTGGTCAAGCTAACGTCTACAACATAGATAGTTCTATTTTAATTAATAATCTACAGTCAATTGCTAACAGCAATGATACTGCAACCGGTACAGTAACATTTACTCCTTCGCAAAGCCCTACTACAACTATAAATCTATTACCAACAGAAAATAATGGTATTAGCGCGGAAGACTTTTTTGTTACTGGTGGTACGTCAGGCGATACAAGTGATGCTGCTTCTGGAACAACTTTCACGCATGGAACAAACGGTATTACTCTTAACACTGAAGCTGGTAATAAACCGCTTAAAGCTGTTACTTTTACTAATTCAACTTCTGCTTATGCGCCTGACAACTTTGTAATAGTAAGTATTGTTTTTGCAGACACTACTGTTGACGCAAACTTATCTTATCAAGTGCCTATAGCTATGACTTTAAAAAATAGAAGTGACGATGAAGATAGGCCAAACGATAAAACTAATTCTAAAATTAGAGGTATTCACAATGTTAAATGTATACTACAGTCTTATAATCATGGTGGTCAAGGTCATTTTTTTGCTGAAACTACAGGTAAAGTAAATGGAGCTGTAACTAGCGACGCTACAGTTGTTTTAGATGAACTTCCTGTCGGTACAGGTGTAACTGGCAATACACTTGGCTTTTTTAGCGTAGGAGATACTGTAACAGGCGCTGGCGTTGCGGCTGGAACTACAGTTGCAAGTATAACTAACGCGACTACGTTTGAACTTTCAGCGGCAACTTCAATAGCTGACAATACAGATCTTTCGTTTAGCGGAATAACAGCTGGTAGCAATTATACTATAAACACAACTCTTAATACTTGGCAGACAGGTGGTACGCAAGACGAAACATTAACTACAGTATCTACTGGTACGCCTTTTATAAACACACAAAATCTTGTTAACTCATTTAGAATTTCATGTGGAACTAATAGAGGTTTAGCTGTAAACTTTATAAACTCTGGCTATGACAGTATTAGTATATCGCCAGCTAGTCATGCTCCTTTTATATTTATTAAACAAACTTTATTTCAACAAAACGGAACATCGTTTCCACCAACAAACAATAATCCTCAAGGCTTGACTTTTACCGGTAGTAATATTCCAATAACTTTATTTATAGAAGTATTTTTTAATCCACCTCCAGGTTTTGTAGCTGCTCAAGCAACAACAATATACTTTTACGTAAAAGCAACTGGTGCAAACTCATCTGGAATGACACAACTCTTATCGTAATGGCAGTAATAGAAGTAACATATAATTTTACAACACAGATAAATAGATCTGTTCAAATAGGTGACACACTGTATTACGCTTCAGCTAGTGTAACTACACATCCGGTAGACACTGTACTAACGTATAACGATATTGTAAAAGCTGGACCTATAAAAACTATAACAAGAACAGCTAGCGGAGGATCTATAGTTGTTAATCAAGACTCTTTAGTTGCTATGGCTGCAGTAGGAGACTTTATATTTTTTAGTAAAGAAGCGGCTACAAACAACTCTCACATGCTGGGATATTTTGCAGAAATAAAACTAGAGAACAATAGTAATAAAAAAATAGAACTATTTAACATAGCTACAGACGTATTTGAAAGTAGCAAATAAGTGTAATAGTAAACATATAAATTTAATTAAATGAGTGAATTACAGAAAACTGAGCGTACGCTAGCTATGCGAAGTAAAATACAAAAGCTTGAAGAAGACTTATTGTCTGCAGCCAACGATAGTAATATTGTAGCTGGCGATAACAACGGTCTTGGTAATAAGCTAGCGCCACTAGAGCACACTTTTGCAGATGGTGTGTATGTTAGACAAATGTATATGCCTAAAGACACTGCTGTTGTAGGCAAGATACATAAAAGAGAACATGTTTGGTTTTTACTGCAAGGTTGTATTAGTGTGGCTACAGAAGATAAAACAGAAGAGTACGAAGCTCCTTGCTACGTAGTTTCGCCTGGCGGTAGTAAAAGAGTTATATTAGCTCTTGAAGATACTATATTTATTAATATACATCCAAATCCTAGTAATACTCAAGACTTAATAGAGCTCGAAAAATATAACGTAGCTAAAGACTACGAAGAGTACGAACAATACATTAAAAAACAATAATATGGCATTTGCAACAGTAGCAATAATAGGTGCGGCAGCTGGTTTAGCTCAAATAGGTATTGGGTTAAGCAGAAGAAAAAAACTTAAAGATGAGTTAGAAGCAGCTAAAGCTGCTCAAGAAGAAGCTTTACAAGCTTTTCAAGATCAAGAAATAACTAATCCATACGAAGATTTAGAAAACACTTTTGAAGACTTACAAGTAAATACACAGCAAGCAGAGTTTGAAGCTAGGCAAAATCAACAAGCTCAAGCAGATATAATGGGTAACTTAAAAGGTGCCGCTGGTAGCTCTGGTATTGCAGGTCTTGCTCAAGCTATGGCAAATAAATCTACACAAGATGCTGCTAGAGCTTCAGCTAGTATAGGTCAGCAAGAAGCTGCTAACGAACGTATGAAAGCTCAAGGCGCCGCTAGCGTACAATCACAAAGAGCTGCAGGTGAAGCCTCAAGACAGCAAAGAGAGTTAGCAAGAGACGAAACTATACTAGGTATGCGTATGGGTGAGACAGCGGCTAATCAACAAATGGTAGCTGATAATAACGCTATGATTATGAGTGGTATTGGAAACGTAGCTAGCGCTGGTATGCAATACGCTGGTGGTATGCCTATGAAAAGACGACCAAAAAGAAAAATTAAAAAAGCTAAAAAGAAGTAAGTATGGCTGAATCTACAGGAACAAGTTTAAGAGAGTTGGCTTACAAAGCTGCTTATGGTGATCGCACTTCAGGTATGAATGACCTAGCAGATACTGTAATGGAAACTTACGAAAAGTATGCTGAGCCTATGGCTAAAGCTGCAGCCGAGCGCCAAGCAGCTAGACAAGAAAAAAGAGAAGATAAAAAAGAATTTAGAGATGCTGGGTATTCTAGAGGAGAAGCTAGAAGAGCGGTTAATAAAGGTGAGTTTCCTGAGTTTGACAAAGACGGAAATAGAATACCAGACTCTTTGCAAACAATAGGTACTCCTGATGACAAAGATGGTGATGGTATTCCAGACACTATAGACGCAGGTTATGATCCTAAAGGAGAAAGTATATATGATAATCCTTATATAACAAAGCCACCGGGTATGCCTATGCGTAGCCCTATTAAAAATCTTGCAGCAGGTGCTTTTGCTGCAGCTTATAATCCTAGCGGTAAAAATATGAACACTCAGATAGACTCGATTAAAAAGTCTATACAAGCTGTTTCCGCGCAACAAAAAAAAGTTTTAGTTGACAAAGTAGTAGCTGAGTTAGAAGATTTTGTTCCAGAAAATGTAGATACGCAAGGCTTTGCTGGATTTAAAAACGGTAGCGTTGCTGTTCAAAACTTTGGCATTGACTTAAAGAAAAAATTAGCTGAAAAGAAAAGCGAGGCTATAAAATTAAATCCTTATTCTCAAGAGTATAAAGAAATTATAGGTGAGATTGACGCTATAACAAAGTCTTCAAAGATGTTAGTTATGGAAAAAACAAGATTATCAAACTTAAAAAAAGAGTGGGGTAAATCTTCAGATAAAGCAGATAACTTATATTCTAAAGGCTCTTCTAAAAAAACAATGAATTATCTAAATCAAGTTATGAGTAACACTGCTGGTATGACATTAAACGAGCAAGGGCAAGCGCAGTTTACAGTGGCTAAAGTAGATAACAAAGGAAACTTTGTGTATGAAGTTAATTTAGACGGCTCAAGCCCTGTTCTTCAAACAGAAACTATAACAATTCAAGATTTAAATAAAAACTTATTTCAAAAAGTTGACGTGTCTGAACAATTAAAAGACTATCATCAAATGTTAAGAAAAGACATAATGGATAAAGTTAGCTTTAACAAAGGTGGATCAAAAAGTTTTTGGAGCGGCATTATAGCTCCTGAGTGGGAAACAGGTATGAGCGATGGTGACTTATTATCTTTTATACATGACAGACCTTACAACATGTATTCACAAACTTCTTTTTACGACGACTTTACAAGTTATTTTAAAGGCAAGCAACTAGAAATAACTGCAGACGGCGAGCCTTTAGTTATGACTAAAGACGCTATAGATATATTGTTTGATCCTGATACTAGAGACTGGGATGCTGAAACTCAAGACGGTAAAACTGTTAGAGAGTATATACGCGAAGAGCTAATTAATTATTACTCTAGAAAAAGCGAACAATACTACTACTACACTTCTAGAAAGCAAGATCCTACAAGTAATACTATTGGTACGGCTATAAGCCAGGTTAACCAAGAATTTAGCAATTAAATTATGGAAAGATATAATGTAGAAGGGCAGCTATATGACGTTGCTCCACATAGATTAAATGATTTTTTAAACAAGTTTCCTAACGCTACAAAAGTTGAAAGCGTGGAAAAGACAAGCGACGTTGCGACGCAGGATGCCCCTGTAGCGTCGAAAAAAAATATGGCATCCAGCTTGGTAAATTATTCTTCGGAATCATTATCAACAAAGCTAGCGGCGATAGAACAGCTAGACAAACCTAACGCAAGTCAAGTATCACCACTAAAACAAAATATGGTATATGAGGCTCCAGACATGGGTGGTGGTGAAATGCAAATGTTTGGAACAGCTACACGCTCGTCAAGTGTAACTCCAGTAAAAGAAATTAAAACTATTAAAACTAAATCTGGACTTGAGCTAAACTTTACTGTAGGAGAAGATAGAGCTAGAAGTATAGAAGAAATAAATCAAGTTCTTGAAGATAATAAAAAACAACTAGAAGAAGCTCAAGCTTTAGAAGAAGAAAAGAAAAGACAAGAAGAAATAAAAGTAATTAACTCAAAGATAGCTGCAGCTACAAACCCTCAGTATAAAGAACTATATACTAAGCTGCAAGACTTGCCCACAATGAGTGTTGAAGCTGTTGAAATACAAGAACAGCTAAATAAAATAGTTGATTTAGAGTATGAAAAGATTAACGATCCTACCTATGAAGGAAAAAGCGATTATGACTACGTTAACAATGCAGCAGACAACATACAAAAAAAATATCCTAAAAAGTTTGATAAAGTTGATGTTTATTTAAATATTGATAATGAAATTATTGGAAATAGTATTGACAATGAATTTGTTCCAGACGGCACTGTAAGACATAAAGAAGGTCTTAGATCAGTAACTAACTACGAAAACATTGGCTTTGCTGACAAAGAAATACTAAGAAAGAAAAAAGAATACGAAAGAGTATTAGAGATATACACTACTACAGAAGGTTTAGATGGTAGCTTTTTAAATATTAGTGCTGGAGATGTAGGACCTTTAAACGCTTTCTTTGATGGCTTTGATTTAATGAAGAACATGCCTGAAAAAGAAAGGTTTGAAGTTACTGAAGAAATTAAAAGAGAAATAATCGGTATTGTATCTAATTTAGAAGAAGGTAACGGTATTGAAATGGCAATACGTTTAGATAAAGCTGGCTCTTTAAAAAGCATATCTTTACAAGAGAGAAAAAGAATAATCCAACAGGCACAAAACAACGTTTTAAATAGAAGAACTCTAAAAGCAAATAAAGGTTTTGAAGAAGTAATTGAAAAACAAAAAATATTTGAAGCTAACCACAAGATATTTAAAGATGATGTTGATCAAAGAATTAAAGATTATTCTTTAAAATTTCAAGACATAAACAATAAGTTTGAAATTCTTGGACCTGTAGATGAAAACTCTCCTATTGAATCTATAGAAGCTTATAATAATTTAGTAAATCAATACCAAGCTTTAAACAAAGATTACGAATTAACGCTAGATAGCTTTACACAAAGAGAAAACTCTTTAAGATCGCGTAGCAACAGTATAAACAGCTTAGTAGAGTCAATTACAGAAGACTACGTAAACTCTTTGATAGAATTAGATTATAACGCTATAACACAAGAGTTTAATAATCAACCGTTTGAAGAAACTACGCAAGCGTTTAAAGAGTATAAAGAAAGATTTTACAATAGAGCTCAAAACGCTGACAACGCTTTTAATGGTTGGATGTATAGAAACGTTGATTCAGCTTTATTGTTTGGTGAAAAAGCTATAAATCAACTTTCTTACATTAATCCTTATGTTTTTGGAACTTGGCTTGCTGGAACTCTTGCAGACACTTTTGATCTTGACGATATGTTTGCTGGGCCTGGTAAAAAAGTAACTAACACAGATGTCATCATGAGGCAGCTGTTTCCTAAAGAAGGATTTGTTAATTTTTATACGTCAGAAGAAGTAGAAACTATTAAAAGAGCAGACTATGATCAAGCTATAAAAACTGATTTTAAATCGCTTCTTAATGAAGATTATTTAGGTAGAAAAGCATTTAATACAATATCTACTTTGTTGCCATACGTGTATGGTATAGCAAAAATACAAACAATAAAATCTATAGACGACGTATCTAATATTTACAAAAACGGTTATAAAAAAGTTTTCAACAAATCAAAAGGTATTAGACAAGTTAGAACTAACGCTCAAATAGCTAGAGATTATAACATGCTTGTTAATACGCAGCGTATGTTAACTTTTGACATGTATCACATGGGGCTTGATAACGGTCTTAGTAAAGAAAAAGCTTTAGTGTTTGGAGCTGTGTCTTCTACCGTAACAGGTCTTACGCAGATGATAATGCCTGATCAATACTTTTTTAGTGGAGCAAAAGCTCAAGCTATATTAAAAACTTTTTCAGGATCTTTATCAGCCGCAAAAACAAAAGCAGCGATAAATGCAGCTGTAACAACTTATACTAAAAATATATTTAAAGAAATTGGTGAAGAAGAGTTAGACTACTTTGCTCAAGAAACACTAAAGCATGCTTCATTTTTACATCACGATCCTCAGTACTTGAACGCTGCGGCACACATGGAATTATTGTTTGCTACAATAGGTTTAAGTGGTAGTATAGGTACTGTTGGTGCTGTAAGACAGTATAAAGCTGAGAAGAAAAACATAGATAAAGTGTTGTTGTCTGAAAGATATGAAATTGATGCTATGCTTCAAGATCGTATAGAAACAGCTAGAAGAAAAGCTGATATTATTAACAAGCTTCAAGGCATGAGCCAAGCTGAAAAAAATCGTAGATTAGAAAGCTTGCAAGAAGATATTGATCAAGCCCAAACCGCTAGAACATACAATACTACTTTAAGAACAGCTCAAAGAATAGCGCCTAAGTACATAAACTATGAACAACTTGAATTAATAAGACAAAGAGTACAGTTAGAAAACGAATTAAAAGGTACTAAAACTGAGTTTGAGAAAAAAGAAATTAGAGAGAAAATAAAAGGTTTAGAGACTGAATTTGAAAACGCTAAAGTACAAGAGGTAGCTGATAAAAACTTAGAAGAAACTATAAAGTCTGTAGAAGAAATAACTCAAGGTGTTAACTTTTTAGTTGCTGACGATATTGCTCAAGCAGAAAATATAATAAGACAACTTAACGAAGCCGCTAAAGAAGCTAACCGTGAGCTAGGCACTGATCAGTTTCAAGTACTTGATGAATTTCAAATTAAAGAAGCTGCACAGCAAGAAGGCTTTAACTTTGATGGCGTTAAAATAATAAACAAACAAGTAGCTAGATCAACTAATGCTACTAACATTGCTGCGCACGAGCTTTTACATGATATAATAAAACAAACAGTTGAGGCAAATCCAGAAGTAGCACAGCGTATTGCTAACGCTTACGGAGAGTTACTAATGAGCATTAATCCTGAGCAAGTATTAAATAGTACTTTTAAAAGAAAATTAGAGTTATATCAAACAAGACAAAGCGATGTTCGTAGAATAATAGCTCAAAATCCTGGAGCTACTGACGTAGAGATACAAGCTTTAATTGATCAACAAATAGGTCAGGATATACACAAGCAAGCTATAGAAGTTTTAACTTTAGCATCTGATGCTTTTGCCACTGGTGATTTAGACTTTGAGCAAATGAACAAAAGAGGTGCTTCTGATATATTAAGAAGAATACAGCAAAATCTAGAAGGCACGTTTTTAAATAGATGGTCTATGGAAGTTGAGTTTAATAATGCTAACGATATATTTAACTTTATAAAAGACTATAATGTTAGTATTAAAAAACGTAAACTAACAAAAGCTCAAAAGAAATTATTTGATCAAAAAATAGAAGGCAAGCTAACAGAAAGCGGTGTTGAAGTTGACAGTAGAGCTATACAAGAGTCTAGAAGCGAGAGAGCTTATCAAACAGTAGAGAGTAGAAAAGAAGCTTTATTAAATCCTAGAACTAAAGATAGAACAGCTATACAGATAGCTTTTGACTTGCAAAATGATATAGAGAGACGTATGCAGTTCTTAGAAGGTGTTGATATATCTGAAGTTGCTCTTGAGTTTATGACAGACACTGAAAGTGAAAGAGGCCTGCCTGCTTTACTTAGAAAATATAATCCTCAAAGAAACCCAAGCATAATGGGTTATTTAAATGCTTTTGTTCCAGGTACTGGTAGAAGTCTGCTAGATGTTAGGCTTCAAGAGTTTTACGAAAAAGATCCTAGGTATGCTAACATAATACAGTCGACAACTGAGGAAGCTGCAGGTAGAAAAGTAGAAAACAGAATAGCTGAAGAGGCGGCTGAGCAAGAGGCAGAGAGATTAACAAAACTAAAAGTGTTACCTGAGTCTTTAAACGTAACAGAGCAAGTACAACAAGAAGTAAACGATGCTAATGTTGACGAAGTTACTTTAACTAAATTTAAAGATGTTCCTAACGCAGCTGTAAATACTGTAGGTGAGTTGTTTGGAATATCGCCTAAAAAAATAAAAAGCAAAGCAAACTTAACTGCGGCTGAAGTTAGAGCTGCTCAACAGTTTATACTAAAAAATGCTCAGTTAATATTAGACGCTCTACCACAAGGCTTTGACTCTGACGGTCAAGCTACAGGTGTGCCAAGAACTATACTTGAGACTTTGTATACTAAACGATCTTCAAGAGCTAAAACAAAAGCTGGATTAAAAACTCAAGTAAAAAGAACTAATATAAAAGTTTCAGAACTATTAGAGCTAGTAGATATAGTAGATGGCGTTCCTACGCGTAATAGGAATACATCTGCGAGAATTATTGCAATAGCAGATCTTCTAGGTAAGGTCATGACAAATCAACAGCTTAGAATCAATAATCCTGCATTGGCAAGAATATCTGATGGTATGTCGCCTGTTATGTTTTCAAAATCTTTAAATCAAGATAGAAGCGGTGTTATAATGAGATGGCCTGGTATATCTCAAGAGTACGGCTATGATCAAATGGATCTTACAGATATAGATGGTGACAGACAAGCTATGATAGACTGGATTAAAGAAGTTGGTAGTAAAGATATGCCACTAAGCTTTTGGAAAACAGTATTAGTAGGCTCTGGCGCTAAAGGAACTAGAGTTGATATTGACGGCGTAGAAGTAAGAAGATATGATTTACTTGATGGCAGCACAATACTAGAAACAGATCCTAACTTTGAAGCCAGTAGAATAAATCACGTGCCAGCTAGTCCTAAACATTTGTTTGCAAACGTAGATCAAATAGAAGAAACGTTTAAAGATGTAGAGTTTGTTGAAGAAACTGACTTATCAAAAGCTTTAGCTGGAAGAAAACGTTACAGCAAACAGTCTAATGAGTGGGCTCAAAAGCAATTTAATGATCCAAAAGTAATAAAGTTTCTCGATGACTCACAAGCTGCGTTCATAAATACTTGGCTTACTATTCAAGAAGGTGTTAAAAACAAAGACTCAAGAAAATATTGGGCTGCAATACTTGAAACAACGTCTGTTGGTCAAAACAACTTTATAAGAATAAACTCTACGTATGGGTTTCATAATACTTTAGGACTAGAGAACAGAGAAGAACACGCTGCACCTGCTACAGAGCACGCTCAAGTTCTTTGGACACTAGCTCTTGATGGTGTTTTAACAGAAGGCTTGTTGCAGACTATGAACGAAAATTTTGTTCAAGGTGCTTTGCCAAAAATATTTGACGACTTGTTAGGCGAATACAAAGATGCTATACCATCAGAATATCATCACGACGTTTTGTTTGGCCGTACACCATATTGGATTAGGTATATAAATCCTATTGTTAACAAACAAAGATATGAGTTAGATGGCAAGTTCTACTATGGTATAAACCCTAACGTAATAACTTTACCTGGAAATGTTACTTTAGCACAAGAATTTAATGTCGGTGTTGATGAGTCTCTACATATGAATCAAGATGTAATATCAATGCAGCAAGACTTATTGTTTGATATATTCTTAGGTAATATAACGCAGCAAGAAGCTAAGAGTAAAATAAATAAGTATGTAAATAACAACTCTGTAAAAGTTAAAACTGAGCTTGATACTAGATTAGAAAACTCTGAGGTAGCATATAGATACAGTAAGTCTGAAAGACAAGCAAGAGGTGCTTCAGTGTTTGACTTCGACGAAACATTAATTATAGACGGTGAAAACTTTATCATAGCTACAAATCCCGAAACTAATGAAAAAATTAGAATAAGCTCAGCTTCTTGGCCAATAAGAGGACCTCAGCTCGCTGCTCAAGGTTATGAGTTTGATTTTACAGATTTTGTAAATGTTAGAGGCGGAGTTGATGGTCCACTTCTTCAAAAGATGAAAAACCAAATAAACAAGTACGGTGTTAACAATGTATTTGTGCTAACGGCAAGACCATCTGAGTCTGCTACAGCAATACATGAGTGGCTTAAAACTAAAGGCATTAGTATACCACTTAAAAATATAACAGGTTTAGGCAACAGTACAGGCGATGCTAAGGCTGCTTGGATGTTAGGTAAGTACGAAGAAGGATATAACGATATGTACTTTGTTGACGATGCTCTACCTAATGTTGAAGCTGTGCAACACGTGTTTGATCAATTAGACATTAAAGGTAAATCTGTACAGGCAAGAATAGATTTTAGCAAGTCTTTAAACAACGAGTTTAATAACATGCTTGAAAGAACTAAAGGTATTGAAGCTGTTAAAACTTTCTCAAGAGTTGAAGCTCAAAAGCGTGGTAAAAACATAGGTGGTTTTAAAATATTTATACCGCCTTCTGCAGAAGATTTTACAGGTTTACTACGATACTTTGTAGGTAAAGGTAAACAAGGCGACGCTGACATAAAGTTTTTTGAAGAAGCTTTAGTTAAACCTTTTGCTAGAGCAGATCGTGAAATGGCTCAAATGAAGCAAGGTATTAGAGATCAATATAGAGCTTTAGGCAAGAAGTTTCCAAGCGTAAAGAAAAAATTAGGTAAACTTACAGATGAAAAAGGATTTACTTTTGATAATGCTATTAGAGTTTATTTATTTAATAAAGCTGGATATGAAATACCAGGACTATCTAAGACAGCTGAAAGAGCTTTAATAAGAATAGTAAAAGGTGATTCTGATCTTAGAGCTTATGCTGACGCTATAGGTGCTATTACAAAACAAAAAGAAGGTTATATTGCTCCTGACGAGTATTGGAACGTTGGTAATATAGCTCAAGACTTACAAAACGTAGTAAATAAAGTCAGTAGAAAACAGTTTCTTGAAGAGTGGAAAAGTAATGTAGATGAAATATTTACACCTGAAAACTTAAATAAAGTAGAGGCTGTATACGGTACTGATTTTAGATCTGCTTTAGAAGACATACTTTACCGTATGGAGAGCGGACAAAACCGTAGACGTGGCGCAACTAAGTTTGAAAACCAATGGAATAATTGGATCAACAACTCTGTTGGTGCTATAATGTTCTTTAACGCAAGATCTGCCGTGCTACAAACAATATCAACAGTCAACTTTATAAACTTTGACGACAACAATATATTTGCTGCTAGTAAAGCTTTTGCTAATCAAAAACAATATTGGAAAGACTTTAGCTTTTTATTTAACTCAGACTTTTTAAGAAACAGACGCGCTGGCTTAGCGACTAACGTAAACGAAGCAGAGCTTGCTAGCGCTGTAGCTGGTGCTAAAAACAAAGCTAAAGCTGCGCTACAATATTTATTAAAGATAGGTTTTACACCAACACAAATAGCAGATAGCTTTGCTATTGCTTCTGGTGGTTCAACTTATTATCGAAACAGAATTAATACATATGTTAAAGCTGGCGATACACAAGCTGAAGCAGAGCGAAAAGCTATGTTAGACTTTCAAGAAATAGCAGAAGAAACACAACAGTCTGCAAGGCCTGATCGTATATCACAACAGCAAGCCTCAAACTTAGGGCGTATAATACTTGCTTTTGCTAACACGCCAATGCAGTATAACAGACTTATTAAAAAAGCAGCTGGTGATTTAATAAACAAAAGAGGTGACTGGCGAGCTAACGTATCTCGTATACTTTATTATGGTGCCGTACAAAACTTTATATTTGCATCACTACAAAATGCGTTGTTTGCCTTAGCGTTTGATGATGAAGGTGATGATGAAAAACAGAAGGTTAAAGAAACTAGAATAGCAAACAGTATGTTAGACTCTATACTTAGAGGTTCAGGTATAGCTGGAGCTACTCTTGCTACTGTTAAAAACGTAATACTAGAGTTCATAGAGCAAGAAGAAAAAGGTTTTAGAGCTGATTATGGTCAAGTTGTAGTAGAAGGTTTACAAGTTTCTCCACCTTTAGGATCAAAAGCTAGAAAACTATACTCATCACTGCTAACTTATAAGTACAATAAAAAAGTTATGAGCCACATGAGTATGTTAGATTATGATAATCCTTCTTGGCTAGCTTTAGGTAACGTTGTTGAAGCTACTACTAATATACCTATGGCTAGAGCTATACGTAAAATAGACAACTTACGTGAAGCTATGAATCAAGAAAACACTAACTTACAAAGACTGTTTTTAGCTTTAGGTTGGAGTAGCTGGGATTTAAATGTAGGCGAGCGAGTTGTTAGAAACCCAGGTAAAGAAAATGAGTATGTTATATTTTTAGATAAGCGAAGAAAAGCTGTTGAAGACGCTAAGAAAGAAGTAAAAGAAAAAGAAAAAGAAGAAAAAGAAAAACAGATACAGGAAAAGAAAAAGAATCAGCAAAGATGTACGGCTATTAAGTCTAATGGTGAAAGATGTAAGATGATGATTGACAAGCCTAAGAAAAAATGTCATTATCACGATTAATGTGTAATAATTTACTTATGAAGTATATAATTTTAATAGCAGTTTTTTTAATATCTTGCGTAGCGCCTAAAGAGTGTTGTTCGCAAATCAAAAAAACATTTAAGTTTTCTACGTTTTATATAGCTACAAACGGTGGTACATCATTGTCTGATCAAGATGTGTACTCTGTTGATGGCAGTATATTAGATTACGACACTATATTAACGCCTTACGATTACTCATTAACTATGGGTATACGTAAGATACAAAGATTTCAATATGAAGGTAGTACGCCATTTAAAGATGGTACTGAAACATCGTTCTCAGATGCCGCAAACGTTGGACGATCTCCGTTTGAGTATTTGTTTGAAGTTGATTACAAAAGACAAGAAGGTGTAGAGTACTTTGATCAACATCATTTTTTGAGATATGTTAAACCAAAGTGGTTTACAAAAGTAGAATATATTAAAGATGGTTTTGCAGACATAGAATATTATGAAGCTACACAAAGATTTAGATTAAACGGTAAAAAAAAGTTATCGTTTAACTTTGGTGGCGTTACTAGACTAGCAGAGCCATACGGTTATGATCCGCTAGAAGAGTGGACAATGGCTACGGGTGACATACACTATACGCAGCTAGCAATACAAGAAGGTTACAATGTAGATGTATACAACAATGAATACAAAGATCCAAGTGGTAATGTAGTAGCTACAAGCTCTGATGTTTGGAATCAAGTAGTAATACCTACAGTTTTAGAAAATTACGTAGATAAAAAGCGTAATGAGTTAGATAATCAATGGCAATACAGTTTTGTTGTTGGTTTTGATTTTTACCATTATACCAAAAACTTTTGGCTACACAGCTGGGCAAATTTAATGCCATATCACTACAATGATGGCAGTAGCTTTTCATACCATAACTTTAACGACGGCGAACAATGGTATGATTATTCTGGTGGCTTAATATTTGGTTATAAGCTAAACAGAAACTTAGGTATATTTGCTGAAGGTAAGTACAATAAATATTGGAATCGTGAGTGGTACGATTTTAAAGCAGGTATAAACTATATTATATTTTAACAATGGCATTTTATCAAAAAAATAATCCTTTTAAAAAAAGAGGTAACGAAGAATTTGAAATTACCGAAGGCGGTGACAATAGTAAAATATTAAAAAAATACGGTTGGAGCGGTAAAACAAGAGAAGAAGTTAAATCTACGATTAAGTTTAATACCTCTAATCAGTTAGAGAAACAAAAGAAAAGAGACTTTTACAAAATATACGGAACTCTAAATAAATAACTAATGGCAACTGAAATAGGTAAAGACACAAAAGTAAAGTTAAGTTTAGAAACAATAATATCTTTAGGTATAGTATTAGTAACAATGACTGGTATGTGGTTTACTTTGCAAGCTGATATAGCTGAAGCAAAAGAACTTCCTGAAGCGCCAGATCCAGAAGTCACACGCATGGAGTTTGACATGAAAGATCAAATGATACGTAATACTATTATGAACACTCAAGAAGATGTTCAAGAGATTAAAGTAACTCTTGAAAAAATTGAAGATAAACTTTATAAGTAATGAATAAATTTACTAGATTTTTGTACGCGCTGTTAATTATAATAGCGTTTACTATAGGTGTAGCTTATAGTCAAGTTAAAGTAATACATTTTAACGCTGGCTGGAACGAAGCTAACGACGTTGAGTGGTTTGATAAATTATCAGATGCCGGCAAGAAAAGTTTAAGTATAGACGATCAAGAAATACAAAAGAAATATGCTATTGCTATTGTACCTACTATCATTGTGTTTGATGAGGGCGAAGAGGTAAAACGCTTTCAAGCAGACTTAAGTTTTAAAATGGTTGCTACTCGTGAAGAGATACAAGAATATATTGATGAATTAATTATAAGTAAATTTTAATGAAGTATTTATTAACACTATTACTATGTATTAACATAGCTTTTGCACAGTGTCCTAACGGTACATTTGTAGATATAATTATTAATCCTGACCAATATCCAGAAGAAACTTCTTGGGCTATTATTACTGAGCTAGAAGATACTATTATTTCAGGCGGGCCTTATATTGATATAGTAGATTATTCACCTCAAGTAACACAATTGTGTATACCTAACGGTGAATACATATTTAATATAGCTGATCAATATGGTGATGGTATGGCTGGTAGCTTATGGGGTGGTCAAGATGGATCATATTATATAGTACACTGTGGAGACACTATAGTGCAACCAGACTCTGCAGACTTTGGCTATGCTGCGTTTCATGGCTTTACAT